GATGCCTATCGTTGTTATTTGGCTCTAAAGAATCATTTTACTAAAGATAAGTATGATTATCATAAGTATCATGGTAAGGTTAGAGCAACTAATGAAGCCTTTTATAAGCGGCGTGATAGATTCTGGTTTGAAAAGTTTGCAAGACAGAAGAATGATAAAGAAGTAGAAGAGTTTTTTGTATCTAATTTTATACACTCAACTGATCCAGGAACAATGTGGATTGGTGAGATGATTAAGGAAGGAGAAGGAAGATATGTTGAGTGGAAGAAGAAGGTTCAGTCACTTACTTATATTTTTAAGGAAGAAGCAGAGACTATTTTTGAGAATAAGAAGGTAGATGATATGTTTGATTGTTCTAAAGGACACCCACCAATATTGAAAAGTTATTTGGGGGGTGACATATCACTTGAAAGTATGGTAATATATGATAGAATATTAGGGTATGGGAAGGACTTTGATAAACGACTGAAAGATCCTGTATGGGAAACCGTAAGTCGTAAAATTAAAAAGTATTCTCCCTTCCTAAATATTGAAGTATCCCGTTACAAAAAAATTCTAAAGGAGGTTATTATCCATGGCTCTTGAAAACGGTGAAGTTCTAGAGAATCTCACAAATCAACTCCAAGAAGTCACACAACAGTTAAACACCCTAGGTGAAACTCGTGTAAAACTTATTGGTGCAATTGAAGTTCTTCAGCAAATTGAAGAAACAAATAATCCTGCTCCTGTTGCAGAAGTACCTGTAGTAGAAGCACCTGTAGTAGAAGCTTCTCCTGAGGAAGAAGTTCCCGAATGAGTTTTTTTCAATCACCAGTTGTTCGGGCGGAAATGGCAGAAATTAGTGAACTTCAAGAAGAAGTTTACTCAAATGTTTTTAAGTTTCCTTCCATGACAAAAGAAGATCAACTCTATCATGTTGATATTCTGAACAGACTGCTTGAGAAACAACAGATTCTTTATGCGCGGGTGAGTTTATCGGATGATCCAGAAGCACAACAGATGAAAGAACATATTCTTGAGTCTGCTTCAATGATGGGCATCCCCAATAGCGTTGATATGAGTCAGGTGTTTAATCAGATGAGCCAAATGGTTGAAACCTTAAAAGCTCAGATTGACAAAAATCAATTTTCCTTGTAACATAATACAGGGTACAACACAAGCCAAATCTCAAAAAATCAGAGGTAATCTAAATGTCTTTTAAAGACCTAAAAAAACAGTCCTCTCTAGGATCTTTGACTCAAAAACTAGTCAAAGAAGTGGAGAAGATGAATACAACAGGTGGAGGTGCAGATGAGCGTCTCTGGAAACCAGAACTTGATAAAACAGGTAATGGTTATGCTGTAATTCGTTTCTTACCTTCTCCAGAAGGAGAAGAAATCCCTTGGGCAAAAATGTATTCTCATGCATTCCAAGGTCCTGGTGGATGGTATATTGAAAACTCTTTGACCACAACTGGTGGCAAAGATCCTGTTTCAGAGCACAATCGTGAACTATGGAACAGTGGTAATGAATCAGATAAAGATGTAGTTCGTAGACAGAAGCGTAAGCTTTCTTACTATGCAAACATCTATGTTGTAAAAGATCCTACCAATCCTCAGAATGAAGGAAAAGTTTTCCTTTATAAGTTTGGTAAGAAGATCTTTGACAAAGTAATGGAAGCAATGCAACCTGAGTTTGAGGATGAGAGTCCAATCAATCCGTTTGATTTCTGGCAGGGTGCAAACTTCAAGCTGAAGATCGTTAAGAAGGATGGTTATTGGAACTATGATAAGTCAGAGTTTGATTCAGTAGGACCATTGCTTGAAGATGAAGATGCACTAGAAGCATTATGGAATAAAGAGTATTCTCTTTCTGCAGTAGTTGCTCCTGATCAGTTTAAGTCTTATGATGATCTTCAGAAACGTCTGAAGTATGTTCTAGGACAAAGACCTGCTGCACGTCGTGTAGATGAGGAACTTGAGAATGAGAGTGAAGGTCGTGGATCATTTGCTCCAAACTTTGAGACTCGTAAGGCGCAAGAGACTGTGACAGCAGCAGTTACTTCATCCAGTGAGGATGAGGACAATGCACTGTCGTATTTCCAGAAGTTAGCAGAAGAGTAATTTAGCCAGGGGAAATTCGACTTTTTATTCCAAAAAAGTCGGGAAAAAAACTCCCCAATTTTTTTGCTCTATTACCTTTTTTAATTACTGATATAGTCTGATATTCTCAGCTTTCTTAAGGTTTCCATTGAGGTACTCAGTGGAACCTTTTTTATATGGCATAATATTATCTACATCATCTATAACAACACTTAAGTATTCTTGTTTAAGGAGATATATTTCTCTTTTTTCATTCTCTAATTTTGATTCATATTCATAATTTGTCACTGGTCTAGTGATATCTTCCGTATCGACTATTTTCTTAAGATAGTAATCATAGTATGTTTGGTTAAAATCAGAACTTACCTCCAAACCTTCAGGAATGATAGTAATGTTATTGCTGTCTTTTACTTCAATAGTTTCATAATGATGAACTCCATTATACAGGGTATTATAGTCATCATACTTTTCTAACATGAATCTATCAAAATCATTTTGTGCTAATGGCCATTCTGTGGGAACATGGGTAATATTATTTGCTAAAAGGACAATCCAGTCTAAACTTGAATTTTCATAAACCTTATATGCAACATTATCAGGTCTATCATCACCAAATATAGAATATTTGGTGAAAAATGTTAAATTTTGATAAATGTCTTCTCTTAAACTTCCTCTCCTAAAGAAATTTTTCACACGAATATAATCTGATATTTTAGCATCAGGAAGTCTGCTCACATAATTAAAATCGGGAATAAGATTGAAATAACTTGACATTTTAATAACCTATTTCTTGTGGTAATCCTTGGCGGGGACTATTTCCATAATCATCATTAAAGATTGGAGTAAGTTCACGGAAATTCATTGTTACTTGATAAGCAGTCATTACACCATCTTCATATGTTGAATATTGACCGTTTGGTGTATAATTGACTCCAAATGATCCTAAAGCACATTCTTTAAATTTATTTAAGTAAGGATGGTCATTGGTTCCATATGCATTTCTTTTAGATGCATTTGCTTGTTTATAAGCAAGTCGGAAAGTATGTGGAGATTTTAGAAATAATCTAGCTTTACTTCTAATTGGTGCCATTCCTTGTTTGAAGAATCTAATTATTTTTATAACTGTCATTGCTTCTCTCTGACTTCTGGGAGCAAGTAAAAAACTAAAAGAGAAATTTCTTAATTCAGGACTGTTGAACAATAGGTCCATATTGGGGTTCATTATAGCCCCTGTTGTTCTTGTCATTAAATTCTGTGCTCCCGATGCTTGGGCTGCAAAATAAGATCCTAAGGCTGTTTTTGTATCAGTACTTGCTAGAGCTTGCGTAGTAAAATCACTAGCAGTTTGTATTCCTTCTGCTACACCCTTTTCTATTGTAGTTAGTGCAACATTTGCTAGAGCTAACTGCCAGGGATCAAGTTTATCACTATTCCAGGAAACTTGTTGATTATCTTGAACATTTCCTGGTATTGGGAGTATGACACTTCCCAATGTTTCTCTATTTATAGTCCTTTCTCCTATTCTTAGCATTGTGGAGTTGTTCTGACCTGGTTGTACCCCTCGTGGTTTGTAGGCCATTATATCAATTTTTAGGAAATCCTGTCCATCTCTACCTGTTCTTAAGGTTGTAGGAAATACATGTATACCAAAGGAGTTTGGTTTTTCTCTTGTCCCTACTTCTGATTTACCTAGTTTTTTACCCGCCTCAAGTGCAGGTGCTGGACGAGACATTGCATTTTTAATATCTTCTGCTTCTTTTGCAGCATTACTTTTAGATAAATCCCTTGCTTGATTTAATGCAGATTCTGGTTTCATTCCAGGATTTTGCTCTAGTATTCCATTTGCTGTTGTTGTAATAGCTTTAGATTTTATTAATGCAAGATTGCTATCAACTATTTCTTTATCTTTATTTCTAGCACCACCCCACCAATTTTGATTATATTTTATCTTCCCATCTGCACCTATATTTCCTACTCTTTTATCATGCATACTGAATCCAGTAGCATCATTTTCCCATATTTCAATTTCACCTGTTTTTTGATTAACAAGAGTGAAATATTTTTCAGTTGACCCTGGAAGGGAGAATACATTCTCCGCCGTATCTGCCCCGTAATATCCTGGTTTAGTTGTTGATTGGGCCATTTAATATACGAATCTTTTATTTATTTAGGATGAATTTCCCATAAGGAAAATTGAGAAGGTCATCTAGTTCATTATAATCAACAATATACAGTTGTCCTGCTAGTTCATTCCAAGTATAATTGCGAGATTGTCTCCAATGA